CATTTAATTTATGACTTGTATTTCACCTGTCGTATTCCTCCTTTTAGTCAGGATGCGATGGGTGATATTTTTGAGAACGATCCAGTAAGAGGAACTACTATCAATGCTCTATGGATTTCTGAGCAGTCTGGTATTCCTCTGTCTGCTACATTTAATAATATGTGGGTAAGACCAGATCAAAAGAATCTGGATATCTGGATTGAAAATTTCAAACCTCTGTATGACAAAGGTATTCGTATCGTAACCTTACCACATACGACATGGGTTTCTACTGGTCAAATTCAAAAAGAATTTCCAGAGTTGTTTATCAAGAATACAATTCTTCGTGAAGTGACACGAGCTAATGAAGTTGTTGCTGCAGCAAAAGCAGGATTTCATTACGTCAATCTAGACAGAGATTTGATGCGTGATCGTGATGCTCTAAAGAGAATTAAAGATGCCAAAGATTATTGTGAATCAATTGGCAAACCAGTAAAAATTTCCCTGCTTGCAAATGAAGGATGTTGGGGTGGTTGTCCCATCATGCCAGAGCATTACCAGTTTAATTGTACTAGGTCTGGAAATGGACCACAATATTTTAATGACACCATTAGTAGAGTTTCTTGTTCTACATGGGAGTATGAAGACTCTTCTGCATCATTAAAGATGGCAAATCTCCCACCATGGCGTGAAGATTGGGAAGAGTTTATTGATCTTGGAATTGATGTATTCAAGATGCATGGACGTGAAAGTATGATGCGTCTTAAAGAGAGTATGGATATTATTGATAAGTGGAATAATAATGAGAGTATTTTGTTTCCACAACTAGATCCATACATGAACAACCTAGACATTAAGGATAAACCTATTGATGTCTGGAGAGAAAAAATTAAGACATGCAAGTTTGATTGCTGGGAATGTAACTACTGTGAGTCTGTTGTTGATGCACATATCAGAAAACAAGACAGGGAACTTCATCCGCTGATTGATAAGTGTCTAACATCTATTGATAATGCTACAAAGAAGGAGTCAAAATATAACCATGACATAGAAGGACTATCTTCTGATACAGTAAAACATTTCTTGAATAATCTTTGTTCGTATGAAGATACAAGATACTTAGAAGTTGGTGTCTATAACGGAAGCACATTCTGTGCTGCTATTCAAGGTAATGATGTAACGGCATATGCATCAGACCATTGGGAAGATAAAAATATCAAACCATACAGAGATGATATTCCCTGGAAAGGAGATGAAGGATCTCTTGATACCTTTATATCTAATGTCAAAAATATCTGGACAGACAATAGTGATATTGTTGTGATGGAAGGTGATATTAGGGGAACTAGTGAAATTAATTTCAACAAAAATGTCAATACTATTTTCTATGATGGTGAGCATGATGCTGCAACACAAACACAGTGCTTAGAACATATTCTTAAGTATACTGATAATGAGTTTGTGTTAGTTATTGATGATGCAAATTTTAAAGACGTGGTAGAATCTTCTAGAGATTTTATTGAAAAAAACAATCTCAACATTTTATATGAAAGAATTCTTTTGACCGATGAGTTAGAAGATGCATCATCATGGTGGAATGGAATTGCTGTATTTGTATTAAAAAAATAATGGAACTATTTGATATCTTTCCCAGTGCTGTATACAGAGAGATGTATGAAGATCATATGTCTCTCAAGAAAATTGTTATTCCAATGATAGATGACAAACCACTAGAAACCAATGGTATGTCAGAAAAACTTTTTCATTTAGATAACCAAAGCGGCAAATCTTTTTTGCATAGAGATGGTCTGGAACCATTTAGAGAATGGTTGGAAGAACGGTGCTCAGAATTTGTAAGATCTCTCGGATATGTCTTACAAGAAAAAATGGTAGTAACTGATAGTTGGTTGAACATATGTAATGAAGGTGGAAATCAGTATCCACATTTTCATACCAATTCATACATTTCAGGAACATATTATTTGAATTTTAAAAATGGTCATGCACCATTAATGTTCAGACATAGTGATAATTCAACGCATTCACCATGCCCTGCGATTACCTTAGAGCAAGACACATCAAACCCAGGAAAATATAATTCCGATGTGATGGTTTATCCCAATGAAGGTGAACTTCTTCTTTGGCAATCTAATCTCAGTCATGGGTATCAGAGAAATGAATTAGATTATAGAATTAGTATATCAATGAACTTTATGCCATCCCTTGTAGGAAACGATAAATACTCTTACAGAGTAATATCATCCCACAAAGCGGAGTAACATGGGTCAGTTAAACACAGGACAAATACAAGTTGGTAGAGTAAGTTCCACTGTAGGTGTTCAGTTTGCAGGATTTGCTGGAGCAAATAATTATCCAACAAACTTAACGTCTTCGGATGCTGGGTTTATGATTTATGACACAGATAGAAAAGTTCTCGCCATCTGGGATGGAACCGAGTGGAATACAATCTCAGCAACTGGTAGTACATTAGATGGAAGCACAGCACAAAAAGCAGCAGGAAGTGCTCTTTCAATTCTAATTGACGTTACTGCTGCAGGTGGAACAACATCGGATGTTCAGGCATTAGAGGGTCCATTGTGGTTAAATCCAGCAAAAATTTCTGGTCAAAATACATCCGCAGCACCATTCCAAGTGTGGTGTGATATGACTACACAAGGTGGTGGATGGACACTTGGCATTAAGTACGATTTCAACCAAGCAACTACATCTAATTACGGATTACAAAGAGCTGGAGGAAGAACTTATACAAACAATTCTGGTCTGAACACTCTCTCCCCTAACGGATATCTCTATGAAACTCTTGATATGAGAGATATTATTCGTATCAATAAAACACTAGGAGATGGATCTTTTGGTGGCAGATGGATGATGCACGCTTGCACAGATGGAGTTAGTAATGTAAGTAGACAAGAATATACTGGATCTGCATTTAATAATAACAACACTACAGCATCTAGTGTTAGTGCTGGATCATCTACAACATTGAGTTTCTCGCCAATGTTTACACAGTTCCATAAAAACGTTACTGCAGAACCAGATAGACTATGGAATACAGAAGGAGCAAGTATTACAAACTCTGGTGGATCTAGTTCATCTACATACCAAGACTATCAAAGTACCAGTGACATTGCTACATATGGTGGTGGTGCATTCTATGCTCTTGGTACTGATGCTACAAATCCACAAACAAGCTTTATCATGACAAACTCTTCTCAAATTACATCTGGTAGTGATATCTCTGGTAGAGTTCTCCGTCAAGATACACTTGATGGTAATCATATGTTCTCGTGTTGTGCGAGAGAAGGTAGTGTTTATTGTTCTGGAACAAACCAAACAGGAAGCTTAACTGGTCACAATTCACCAGCAATGCAATGGGGTTGGTATTCTAAAGATGGAACACAGCAGACATATGGTTTTGGAAGTAATTCCACTATCGGAACCTGCTGTGGAACTCCTATTAGTAACGCCAACAGAAGACCAGGGAAAAGAATGAACTACATGTTTGTAAGATAAGAAAATGTCAGAACTAAACGTAAACCTAGGAAACATCAATAATGTCAAACTCCAAGCATATAATGGAGTTGACAACTATCCAACTGGTCTTGGTGCTACTGAGGCAGGATATTTAATCTTTGATAGTGCAAAGAATACACTTGCTTTCTGGTCTGGATCAGAGTGGAGACAGGCACTATCTTCTGGTAATGAGGATGGTCTTACTGCTGCATCTGCAATTACAAACTTTGCTGATTGGTTTCTTACGTCTCCAAGTTCTGGTGAATACTGGATCAAACCTTCTGGTTATGGTGGAGCAGCAGAACAAGTATTTGTTGACGTTGGTGGAGTTGGAACATATACTGGCATTACTAATGATAATGGTATTTGGATTAGAATTAGATATGATGCGTCTTACTATTCACGCTCTAATGCATGGAGAGGGCAATCTGGATTGACAAACCCAGGTAGTCAATCTACTACAGCATACTCTGGCAATTTTGGATTTGAGCAGTCTCAAGCGTTTATCAATGCTTTATTAGCACAGAGCACAGAAGTAAGACAAGTCTTTGAGTCTTGGGGATATGGTTCTGTAGGTTGGACTTATCAAGGAAGTAATGCATACATGGAAGGTATGGGATTTGATGGTACAAACTACACCAGATGGAGTGGTCAAGGAGGAACACACACTGGTGTTAGTGGTGGAAGACTATCTGGTATGTCTCATAGTATCAGTAGTATCAATGGTCCATGGAATAATCCAACTGCAAACCAAACTGACCAAACAGATAGAAACGATAGCGTTTGGCGTTATGGTCGTTTCTACTTTAGATGGACTGGAGGAACTGACAAAAAACCACTACCAATCAAAGGTGTTTACAACGCTGACGTTGACGGCGGAAGTGAGCAAAGATACTTCCCATTCCGTGATTCAGCTGGTGGGTGGTCTGGTCAAGGAGAGAGTAATACTTACATTAAAGTATATGGATAAATAGTACACACATTACTTTTGTGATTACTATGGATCCCGCAGAACTAAAGAAAAACTTTGAAGACCAAATTGCTACCACAGAAAAGCAAATTGGAGAACTAGAAGAAAATCTCAAAAAAGCAAGAGAGTATAAGATTAAACTACAGGGTGGTTTAGAAACTCTAGGTCTACTAGAAGGTGAACAAGAAGCACCTGCAGAAGAGGCACCAGCAGAATAATCCCTAAATATAAAAGAAGGGATTATTGTGTGTAATGGCATCTCCAAATTCAAGAGCTGAACTCATCACATATTGTAAGAGGCAGCTTGGTGAGCCTGTCCTACAAGTAAACATTGACGACGAACAGGTAAACAACGTTATTGATGACACCATTCAGTTCTTCCAAGAGAACTGCTACAATGGTATGGAGCGTGCATATCTATTCCACGAAATCACTGCTGACGATAAAACAAGGTTTGCCGCTAGTGTAACAACAACTAGCGGTACAACCGACTGGAAAGAAACCACAAATTACATTCCAGTCCCAGATCATGTAGTTGGTATTACCAGAGTCTTCGGTCTTGTCAGCAATTCAATCCGTTCAAATCTTTTTGGTGTTGAGTATCAGTTGTTCTTGAATGATCTCTATGCATTCGGATCGCTTGATATCCTCAACTATTATATGAACAAACAGTATCTAGAAACTCTAGATATGGTCCTGAACAATGGATCGTTCCAACAGTTCAGATATACAATGCGTCGTGATCGTCTCTATATGGATCTAGACAAAGACTTCCTCAAAACAGGATCAAACATCCTGATTGAGTGTCATCGTCTTATTGATCCTACAGATGCCACGGAAATGTATAATGATATGTTTGTGAAGAAGTACGCTACTGCTCTCATGAAGAAGCAGTGGGGTCAGAACTTGATTAAGTATAACAACGTCCAGTTGCCTGGTGGTATCACCCTCAACGGAAGAGAGTTATACACAGACGCACTTGCAGAGATTGAGAAGATTGAATCTGAAGTTCTCAGCAAGTACGCAATCCCACCAATGGATATGATCGGATAAGATGCCTACCAGTCCCTACTTTCCAACTTACTACCAAGGTCACAGTGGCGAACAAGGTCTCGTACAGGATCTTGTGGATGAGCAAATCAAACTGTTTGGTACAGATATTTACTATATCCCCAAGATAGTTCTGCAAGACAGCACTCTGGATGAAGTTAGATACACCAAGTATCAAGAACAATTCCAGATTGAAATGCTGCTGCAGAACGTCACAGGTTTTGGTGACAATGCAGAGTTCATCTCCAAGTTCGGTTTGAGAATTACGGACGAAGTTGTCTTCCGTGTGTCTACAAGACGCTGGGATCAAGAGGTAGCAGAACATAGTCCCAATCTAACGGTAGAAAGTAGACCCAATGAAGGGGATCTGCTTTACTTCCCATTGACAAAAGATATCTACGAAATTAAGTTCGTTGGTAAAGAAGAACCATTCTTCCAGTTTGGTAAAATCCAATTCTATGCTATCACTGCTGAGATCTATGAAGTTGGCAGCGATGACTTTGACACTGGTGTTGCAGAGATTGATGCAGTGGAACAACTCTTTGACAATGCTATCAAGCTCTTTATGGACCCTGGTGGAACTGGAGACTTCACTGTAGGTGAAGAGATTGTTGGTGATGAGTTCTTAGCAAAAGCTACAGCAACTATTACAGGTGATGCTGTAACTGCCATAACTATTACAGATGGTGGAGCACATTATAAAGTTGC